CTCAGGTGCTGAGGCGCGTCGCGATGGGCCCCCGGCTATGCCCCAGCGGATTAGGTTCCGTATACCTCACGTTGGGTGTCCTCTGGCCCCCTCCCGCGACCGGTTCGGTACCGACCCCCAGACCACGTCCCCTTGACGTGGCTTGGTGGCCTGCGTAGGGGATGTCGCCCCTATAACAGTAGAACGCTTTCTACAGCAGTAACCATTAAGTCACTAGAGGGAGTGACAAATTGTCTCTCAATTCAACATACAATATGTTAAATCAAGTAAACAACTGGTTAATTGCCGGAGGAGGCATCAAGAAGTTAACTGACTTCTTGGTGCTCCTATTTGGTGTAAGCGCATTGTCCGACCTTGGTCGGTCAATTCGCTTCCTCTACCGGAATAATGGTGCTGAATTCACTGTCTTATATCTTAAAGAATGTAAGAGAGCGGTTGAGCACTATTGTTCTGGTGGGGCTCTTAGTAATACCATTAGTCCGCCGTTCGTCGGTTTAAGAAAGGGTTTACCTTCTTTCTTGCCGGCGGACCTTAGGAAGCGAATCCGCAGTGGTGACAGGGTTGGCATTATGCTCTCCCTGACACTTCTCGGGCTTTATCGGGGACTCCTTGTCCCCCCTAAAGTCAAGGTCGAGACCATAACGGATGGTTACTCTGGAGAGAGTGATCATCTGTTAGGGTTTTCCGACACTGTGGAACGTTTTCTAGGCCACTTGCAGATAGGGAAGCTTAAAAGACCTCGACTTTGGTTAAGCACTAGCGTAGGCCCTCATGGGATGATGGGTAGTGTATCGGCCATCAGAGATGCAGCCTCGCTGGTTTCTGGTGTGCACGAAACTATCCGTCTTTTCCAGAGGGAGTTCGCTAATGCAGTCTATGGTCGGAGGTACAGAATCTGGTTCGTGATGCAGGTCAGGTTCTTTGCCTTTGTCCATTGGATACTTTATCCATCTTGGACTGCGCTGTCTGGGGTGACTTCTTGGCTTAGCCGACTCCATCGTATCGAGGAGCCGGCTGGGAAAGTTCGTATCGTGGCAATCACGGATTATTGGACACAGCTTCTGCTGAAGCCTGTCCATAACCTCGTTTTTGACATTCTGCGAGCGATCCCTCAAGACGGAACCTTTGACCAGGAAGCCTGTGTAGCCCGCTTAAGAGACTCTATTGCTCTTAAGTTGGGTGAGCATGGTAAGGATTTTACCGTTTACTCATATGACTTGTCTGCTGCGACCGACAGGATGCCGGTGCACCTGTACCAGGAGTTGCTTTCTCATATCATTGGATTTGAGGAAGCAACTCTCTGGAAGCATCTCCTTACCGCCCGTAAGTGGTGGGACAGAGATTCTGTATGGAGTGTGGAAGAGGGACTCCGTCCGGATGGACCCTGGCTATCCCGTATGTATGCAGTAGGCCAGCCTATGGGGGCTTATTCTTCTTGGGCGTTACTTGCGTTGGCACACCATGCCATCGTACAGTACTGTGCAGGTTTAATAGGTCGTACCTCTTGGTTCACAGACTATGGTATCGTCGGGGACGATATCGTAATCTATGACCCTGAGGTGGCGAAACGGTATCGCGAGGTAATGTCGGAATTAGGGGTTGTTATATCAGAAGAGAAGTCCCTGATATCTCAATCGGGTGTTTTCGAGTTTTGTAAGAGACTCGTTACACCTCAGGGCGACGTGAGTGGGATACCGGTAAAACTATTGTATCAAGTTTTCCGTTATCCCATTGATGCGGGTGTCGTTATACGACATCTTCACCGCCGTGGCTTTGCCTTATTTCCCATCGCCGTTGCGCGTGCATTTTCCTTGCTTTCGGCACGCTCTGTTGACCTTAAGAAAGCCATCAGAACGTATCCGGTCAGCATCAGAGTTGCA